AATACTTTCTTAACAGGGAACGTACCACCTCTAGGCATATTCTGCATGTTGGGGTCTGCTCCGCTAAATCTGCCTGTTGCAGTTCTGTGTTGTAATAGCCTAACATGTAGCTTACCATCAGGCTTTACATAAGTTTTTATGCCATCAACAAAAGATGACAGGTAAGTATCTAAAGAAGACAATCTTTGTAAGTCACCTAAGAATTGTATAGCTTCTGTAGCATTGTTCTTTATAGATGCATTACGTAAAGTATCTAACATACTTTTATTTACACTAAATCCATTGTTACTAATCCACTTAACATTAGGAGCATTGAATTTAAAACCTGCTACAGCTTTAATAGGAGTAAAAATGTAGCCATTACCACCACAAGTAGTACACTTGGGTAATTTAACATAAGGTTTTCCATCTTTTTTTACCTTTCTTATTATGCCTGAACCGTAACAAGTATTACATTGTACTGCCTTAGTCTTTTGTATTATATCAGAGTGCTTGTCTACAGTGCTTTTAAATGTAGCTTTACTCATATATGGTGTAAAAGAATTAGACCACATACTTTTGTCTTTAGGCTTACGACTAAATATAACCCAAGACATTTGTTCAGGACTGTTTAAATTAACAGGTGTATCACCCATCAATTCTTTCACTTGCTTATTTAATCTTTTCTCTACTGTTTGTTTTTCTAACTCAAACTCAACTCTAACTTCCTCTAGCTTTACTAAGTCAACAGAGAAACCTGTTCTGTAAATATGAGCAAGAGTTATAGCAACACGATTAGTTAATAACACTATATCCATTAAACCTGCGTAGTCTAGGCTATTTAATTTTTTATATATAACATCACTCAGTTGTTGTGTTGCATGTAAGTCTGCTGACAGGTACTCTGATAATTCTTTATGTGGTATCTCGTCAACACCCTTACCTTGTTTAAAATATTCTTTAAGTGTATCTTGTTTCTTAGTATCTAAATCATACCTTTCTGCACAAGCTTCTAAGGACAACGGTTGTTTAACACCGCACTGTAATATATATTCCCCAAGCATTGTGTCGAAGACAGGACCATCATATTTTAAACCACATTCCCACAGCCACATCAAATCATGTACTATGTTATGTCCTATTAGTATAGTAGCTTCGTCTAATAAACTTTGTATTGCTTCTTGATGTGAAATACCTTCATCCATTCTATATAAGTATTCCTTACCTGTGTCTGTTAAACACCCAACCATGACAAGTTTATTGTCTGTTTCAAATGGGTCAAGATGCATTTTACCATTTCTATTTGTTACTGTGTTTTCTACATCAAGTGTTAATTTCATCTGCATACTCCTTTTCTATTTCATTCAGTATACCGATTGCTTTATCCGTGTCAAGACAAAACCATTCAGAATTATATTTTTCTGCTATCTTCTCTGCTTTTCTATGTGCCTTTTGTTCTGCTTCCCTTCTATTATTTACTTTAATCCTATGTATAATTTTGTAATCTCTATGCGGAGAACTTGTTTGATAGGCTAACACTCTATCTTCAGCATCAATAGCCATACCAATTTTATACCAACCTTCCCATGCAGGATTAGCTATGACATATACTTCTCCTTCTTTACTCCTATTATAGTTTTTTAGTGATGCAAAAGCGGCATCTTCAAATGTTTTATAGTGACCTTCTTTCCATAGAGGGTGTGACTTCTTTATATACTTACCATTTACAAACATACGTTCTTTATTCTTCTTTATGTTTGACCATAGCCTTCTTCTGTCACCACTTGGAGTCCTATACCACCATTCTTTACCATCAAACTCCATGTTTTTACCTGTTATACTCATGCTCCAAACCTTCCTGTTTCAAAATCAAATTCGCAAGTAACTCTACCGTGCCAACCTGAAAGTTTATTTTTAGCTAATACAATATGTCTTATACCGTCTTCACCGTCTTGCTCTCCTTCACTACCACCTTCTGATGGGTTTTTAGCTAACAATAACATGAGGTCAGCTTCTGATGCCTTACCTGTTTTTGAACCTTCCATCATGCTTTGATTTAATTGTACTCTACCTTCTGCTTCTGCACTTAACTGCGACATATAAAACACAGCACAGTTATGTCNTTTGGCNATCTCCCTAGCATGAATAGCATTAGCTTTTAATGATTCATCAGGTCTAGCAAAACCTGCCTGTGTAGCAAACTTATCACCTATGTCTATAACAACTATATCAGGAGAATCAGTCCTACATACAGCTTCTACCCATGACATATCCTGCCCTATGGAATCAACTATTTTAATATTCTTACGTATGTCCTTCCACCTATTCCATACTGCATCTTTGTTGGCTGTCACTAACTCTTTCTTAAAGCCACTCGCAGCCGAAAGGTATCTCATAGATACTCTGTGGGCAGCTTCTTCGTTACATAGCACGACACACTTAGCACCCTGATGAGCAAAACCATTTGGTCCTGCTAGTAAGGAAGCATGAAAGGATGTCTTACCTGTATTTGACCTAGCACCTACCATAATTAAATGCCCTGCATTGATACCTTCCACCTTACGTGTTAGAGATGGTATGTTAAACCCCCACTGTGTTTCAAGGGAGTTCTTAGCCATTATACTTTCTATACTTAAATCTTCCCATGCAATGTTTAATATGGGAAGAAAGTCATCATTATGTTTGCTAATAATATTTCTAATGGGTTCAAGTGAGGATAGACTGCCATTAACATACTCAAAGCCAATGTTAGCAATATCTTCACCAATAACCTGACGAAACAATTTAGATAAAACATCACTTGCAATGTCTGCACCAAGAGGTTTCTCCTTCTTTATCTTCACGAACAAATCACCAAATGCCAATTTCTGTGCTGTTGTTAAGCCAAAATTACTAGACATAAATAGTGCTTCTACTTCATCAGGTGTTACATCTCTACTATACTTAGTAATAGCATTGTCTATCACCTTCTTGATTTTCCTGACATCTTTACTGAATAATCTATCAGGACATTTATAACCTCTATGGTCATCATAAAATGATTTATCCATAAGGCTTCTTATTAATGCTAATTCCATGTTGGTTACTCCTTTGGGGTTAGTTTGTGTAAGTTAATAAAATCTTCATCTTTTCTATATTTCAAATCATCTTGTAGCTTCAAGACTTTTACATCTGATACTACATCTCGTATCTCTTTAGCAAATAGCAGTGTTTTAGGTAGGGCATCAGGGTCTAGTGCTATTATTGCTGTAGAGAATTGTGCAAGATACCTCTTATGTGCTTCTGATAATGACGTACCCAACACAGCTACCCCAACATATACTTCACTACCTACAACGGAAGCACTCACACAATCCTCAACAACGACTGCGACCTTACCACAACCATACGTAAATGGCAAGTCACTTTTTCCATATCTTTTCCACTTAGGTAATCTATTTGTTATAGACCTACCTACTGCATCCACCATCAAACCATCTTTATATAAAGGGAACACAACTCTTTTTTCTTTTACGTCATAGTGTAAACACAAAGGAACATTATCGATACCATACTTTACTGCGAAAGTTAACACTTCCCACCTGTCATTGTCTAGTATTACATATTCAGGCAATTCAAATATAGTATTTTCCTTTTCCTGTTGTGCTATAAACTTATTCTTAATATCATTTGCAGATATTCTTATCTTCTTTGCTCCTGATAATTTACAAGATGACTTGTAACAGTTCCATAAAAGTTTACCCATGTTGTTTGTAACGGTAAAAGTTTTATAGCTATTACAGAAAGGACAGTTTAATCGTTTCGATTCGCCTATCCCTAGTTGTAAATCATCTAAATAATCATATATATGTATATTCATAGTATTACCCTGTCGGCAGTTGAAATGTTAATTACCATACTTTTCTCGAAGTGTCAATGCATTTTTGGCTGAATCAAAAGTATTTTTCATATATGGTTTTACAGACTGCGGATTAGCATGACCTGTCACAGACATAATCTGACCCATAGACACCCCTGCTTCCACCATCTCTGTAGTACCTGTTCGTCTTAGGTCTGCTATTCGTAGCTCTTTAGGTAAGCCTGATAAAGTTATAGCATCTCTAGCTACCTTTGATAGCCTATGGATTGTATAAGCTTTGTATGAACCTCTCATAGCCTTTGGACAAGGTGCAACATATTCCTGAAAACCATAATCTGCTTTCTGTTGATTAAGCATTTCCAACAAACCATCACTAATTGGTAAATGTACTGTTGCTCCCCTCTTTGACTGTTCTAAATTTAATACACCTTTATTAAAATCTATACTATCAAACTTTAATAGTCGCATATCCCCCACTCTTTGACACCATTCATATGACATCTGAACAATTAAACCAACACTTCTATATTGAAAACTAGAATAACAGAAGTCTAAGAATTGTTTTACTTCATCTTTTTGCCACACAACTTTTCTAGGTTTAACTGACTTACGTTTAAATGTAGAGAAAGGGTTTGTTTCTGTATACCCCATCTCCATACCATAAGAGTATAGCTTTCTAGATATGGAACAAACATAGTTAGCCAAGTATACACCTCTGCCTAGCCACTCCTCGTAAGCTCGCCTAGCTTTATGACCTGTTAATTTGTCTATAGATATATCACCAATCTTTTTACTATCTATTTTTGTAGCCAACATAACCTTCATACAATATTGATAATCTACTTTAGATTTATCGCCTAACATATTGAAATCACTAGATTTATAATACTTGTTAACCACATCTTGTACTGTGAATTTACTCATCTCTTTCTCCTTTAAAATTGTATATTCCCCACTCATGACCGTATGGAAAGTCTGTCATTGAAACAGACAGACTAACCCATATATTATAAAAAATACTACTAAGCCAAAGAGTACATCCATTATTTTGTATACTCATATGACCCACTCCATCTATTATAGTGACCATGTTCACACTCAACTGTAGCACCTACTATGTTAGCAAGTTGATGCTCCATTGCATCTATCTTACATATCTGTTCATAATCTAGTGGACACTTATCGTCTGTATTAGCATTGATACTACGTAAATCTTCAAGCATCTGTAGTATCATTCGTGATTCCTTTTCTGTCAAGTTAAGAATCTTGAGTAGCTTAGTTGGTTTATTTTTAGTCATGTTACACCTCCAATGCTATATAAATACATAATGCTATTATTAATAACTTACCATAATCAAGGTCATACTTTGTACCCTCGCCATATTTTTTATTGAAATCTTTCTCAAAGAAATCTTGTATTCTATGCCACATCTTTCATCTCCTTTATTAAGTTATCATATTTTAATTGTAATA